AAGGCCTTGCACGACGTGGAAAAACACTTCCTGCCATTTCACTACCGCAACTTCGAGCGCAAATCTACGCAGCCTGAGCCTCGTCGATGATCTCGGTGTGGATCACAAACCCTGTCAGGTAAGGCAGTCCGCGCGGGATCCCGCATTCCTTGCTGGTGATGCGACCGATCGTCCAGCCCATCCACTCTTGCGTGGCGGCGGCGATGGCGGCATCCAGATTTGCGCCGTGGTGCATCTGGTTGAGCACGCTATCCGCAAAATGGCGTCCGTAGCGGCTGTCCATAAAGATTCGGATCGTTTCCAGCGACTGCCCGGTGGCTTCGGCCACCGCCTGCATCGCGATCGGCCAGGCAGCGTCGGCGTGTTCGTTCATGGTGCCAAAAAACCCCCAGGCGTCGTTCTGGGTGGCGGGTGTGGTGTTGGTCATCGTTTTCTCCTGCGGGTTGATCGTTGCGACATCCGTATGAACGCGCTGTGCGATTGAGAAGCCAAGTGCATTCACCATCTTTTTGCGCGATTAATTACCCGCCCCGCAGTACCTTGACACCTTCGTGTGCGAGGGTCAGCACCGCGCTGGCAAACGCCACCTCGGCCAGCCAGTGCGCGGCCTTGGCGTCCGACAGCAACTCGTCGATGGCATCCTTGGACTTGGCGCGCATCGCGGCACACGCGGCCTCCTGTCGCGTCGGGCTGGCGGTCTCGATCTCTGGGCACAGGCGCACCAGGGTAGTCAGTGCGGCGGTGCCGAGTTTTTGTCCGAGGAGGTCGATGCTGTTCATTGCGCATCCTCCTGGCTGTGGCAGTCGATCACCTTGACAGCATCGCTGGCGAAGGCCTTGGCCTCCTTCATGCTGCGGTGGTGGAAGAAGTACACCGTGCCGTCGGCGCGGGTGGCTTTGTAGAGATGGAAGTCCATGTGGAGGCTCCGGGGTTCGTTGATGACGTCCCCATGAACGCGCTGTGATGGATTGAAGCCAAGCTGAATCTTGCCGCTGAATTCGGGCCGGAGTTCCCGGCCCGCTGGCATCAAGCCGCCACGCCGACGTACCTGCCGTAGGCACTACCCGAGGGGTCGACATAGAGCGTCACGCGACCAGGAGATGTGACCATCACCGCACTGCGCACGTCCTTGTTCAACCAACCGCCGAGTCCCTTGAGCCAGGGGCGGTCGACCAGCAAGTTCTGGGTGAAGTCGTCGTAATCGGCATCGTCCAGTTCGATGCACTGCTCGACCTTGACGTTGTTGGCCGTCCTGTCCGGGTCGGCGTTGTGCAGCACTTCGTTGAGATCGCAGGGTTTGCGGGTGAATCGGACGCGGATGGTTTCGCTTTGCATGTTCGTTCTCCTGGTGAGGTGGGGGTGTCAATCGACGCCCCCATGAACGCGCTGTGTGATTGAGAAGCCAAGCTATTCCGATCAACCGATTCGGTAGACCCGCTCGCCGCCCTGGGTCTTCTCCGAGATCAGGTTCAGGCCCAGCTTCTTCTTGAACGCCCCGGCGAAGGTGCCGCGCACGGTGTGCGCTTGCCAGCCCGTGGCGGCCATGACCTGGGGAATCGTCGCCCCCTCGGCGCGCTTCAGCATCGCGACCACTTGTGCCTGCTTGCTGTTCTCGCGGGTGCGGGGCTTGGCCTCCTTGGTCGCGTCCTGCCAAGTCGCTTCGGCGGCGGCGACATCGGCCTCCAGGGCGGTGTCCTCGGTCGGTTCCGGATCATGGGCCAGGCGGCTGCGGCCGATGGCGGCGTAGCCGTCGTCGGTGAGGACATGCTTGCCGTCCTGCTCGACGATCAGTCCGCGCGAGGTAAGTCCGTCGATCACCTTGGTCCGTGCGCCGCCCCGCAGGGTGGGCGGCAGGGGTTCGATGTCGCCATCAGGACGGTAGGCGGCCTGGGTCAGTATGGTGGTTTGGGATTCGGTCAGTTTGATGGTGGTCATGTCGTACTCCTTGCTGGTTGATGGTGATGGGATGAACGCGCTGTACCGAGGTGAAGCCAAGCGTTTTGCTTGGGCTTCGATTCGTTCAGTCGACGTTGGCGATTTCCCGTTCGGAGGGGCGCGACACGTTCATGCCGATTTCGACGCCGGCTTTGAATGCGGCCTCCAGTGCGTCGCGGATGCTCCAGACCGCAACGTCGTGGAAATCGAGGCGATCCGAATGGCGGGTTTCCAGGGTGTCGATGCGCAAGTGTTTCTGGGCAATCAGGGTGTAAATGCTGTCGATCTGGGTCATGGTCGTGTCCTTCTGAGGTCGTTGATGGTGTTGGTATGAACGCGCTGTTCGAGCGGGAAGCCAAGCATTTCGCAGGACTTCCCGATCTCGCTCAGTCCTCGTCGTCGTCCTCGGTGGCTTCTTCAATTTCCGCGATGGTGTCTTCCATCGAGCACATCGAGCCGCCCAAGTAGCTGTGGTCGTTGGTCAGGGCGATCCTGGCGTGGGCGAGCCAGTAGGACTCAGCCCGTTGCAGGGTCATCTCCTGGCCGCTTTGCTTGATCAAGCTCTTGGCCTGCTCCAGGCACTCGAGCATCTGCGCCTGGATCTCGCGCAGTTCGTCAACGAGTTCCTGGCGTTTTTCGGGGGGTTGCGTGGTCATGGTCGTCTCCGTGGACGTGGTTGATGGTGTGGTCATGAACGCGCTGTGCCAGAGACAAGCCAAGCTTTATCTCGAACAAAACCATCAATTTTTAGCTGGATTCCATGGGTCTCTCGATTCGCGCCTACGCCCGCCATCGGGGGGTGTCCGACACCGCCGTTCACAAGGCAGTTCGCGCTGGCCGCATCACGCCCGAAGCGGATGGCACCCTGGATCCGGACAAGGTAGATCGGGAGTGGAACAAGAACACCGAGGCGCCAGCACAGGGCACCCAGCGCCGGGCCGAGACCATCACCGTCAAGGAAGCGCCTGCAGCATCCGAGCCGCAAACAACCAGTTTGGGCACCGGCGGCACCTCGTTGCTGCAGGCGCGCACCGTAAACGAGGTGGTCAAGGCGCAGACCAACAAGGTGCGCCTGGCCCGGCTCAAGGGCGACCTGGTTGACCGCTCCCAGGCCATCGCCCATGTTTATCAGCTGGCGCGCAATGAACGTGACGCCTGGCTCAACTGGCCGGCGCGGGTGTCGGCGCAGATGGCGGCCACGCTTGGCATGGACGCCCACGCCCTGCACATCGCACTGGATGCGGCGGTACGCACGCACCTGATGGAACTGGGCGAACTGCGCCCGAAGGTGGATTGATGGATTACGAAGGCGGCATCGAGATCGAACGCGCCTGGCGCGAGGGGCTGACCCCGGATCCGATGCTGACCCTGTCGGAATGGGCCGACCGGCACCGGGTGCTGTCGAGCAAATCCTCCTCGGAACCGGGCCGCTGGCGGACCAGCCGCACGCCGTATCTGAAGGAGATCATGGACTGTCTGTCGCCGACCTCGCCCGTCGAACGCATCGTGTTCATGGCCGGCGGACAACTGGGCAAAACCGAATGCGGCAATAACTGGATCGGCTATGTGATCCACCACGCGCCCGGTCCGATGATGGCAGTGTCGCCGACGGTGGAGATGGCCAAGCGCAACTCCAAACAGCGCATCGACCCGCTGATCGAGGAGTCGCCGACCCTGAAGGAGTTGATCTCGCCGGCCCGCAGCCGCGACTCGGGCAACACCATCCTGGCCAAGGAATTCAGGGGCGGCGTGCTGGTGATGACCGGAGCGAACAGCGCCGTCGGATTGCGAAGCATGCCGGTGCGCTATCTCTTCCTCGACGAGGTGGATGGTTATCCCCTGGACGTCGATGGCGAGGGTGACGCGATTTCGCTGGCCGAAGCCCGCACCCGCACCTTCGCGCGGCGCAAGATTTTTATTGTCTCGACGCCGACCATCGCCGGGGTGTCGGCCATCGAGCGTGAGTACGAGGCATCCGACCAGCGCCGCTACTTCGTGCCCTGTCCGCACTGTGGCCACCGCCAGTGGTTGCGCTTCGAGCAACTACGCTGGGACAAGCATCAGCCGGAGACGGCGGCCTACGTCTGCGAGATCTGCGACACCGCCATCGCCGAACATCACAAGACCGCGATGCTGTCGGCGGGCGAGTGGCGCGCGATGGGAACAAGTAATGGAAAGACGGCTGGATTCCACCTGTCGTCGCTCTACAGCCCGATCGGCTGGCGCTCCTGGCGCGACATCGCCGCTGCCTGGGAGTCCTCCGTGAACAAGGAATCCGGATCGGCCAGCGCCATCAAGACCTTCAAGAACACCGAACTGGGCGAAACCTGGATAGAGGAAGGCGAGGCGCCCGACTGGCAGCGGCTGCTGGAGCGGCGCGAGGATTACCGCATCGGCTCCATTCCTGCCGGCGGCCTGCTGCTGGTCGGCGGGGCCGACGTGCAGAAGGATCGCATCGAGGCCTCCATTTGGGGATTCGGACGCGGCAAGGAAGCGTGGCTCATCGAGCACCGGGTGCTGATGGGCGATACGGCGCGGGACACGGTCTGGCGTCAGTTGGCCCAGATACTGACCGAAACCTGGACGCACGCCTCTGGCGCGCGACTGCCACTGGCCCGGTTCGCACTGGATACCGGCTTCGCCACGCAAGAGGCCTATGCCTTTGTGCGCGCGGCGAAGGATCACCGGCTGATGGCGGTGAAGGGCGTACCACGTGGGGCCGCGTTGATCGGCACACCCACAGCGGTGGACGTGACCCAGGCCGGCAAGAAGCTGCGCCGGGGCATCAAGGTCTATTCGGTGGCGGTGGGCATCGCAAAGCTGGAGTTCTACAACGCATTGCGCAAAGCCGCCGAGGTGGATGAGGACGGTGTCACGGCCATCTATCCCGCAGGTTTCGTGCATCTGCCGAAGGTGGACGCCGAATTCATCCAGCAACTCTGTGCCGAGCAATTGATCACCCGCCGCAACCGCAACGGCTTCCCGGTGCGGGAGTGGCAGAAGACCCGCGAGCGTAACGAGGCCCTGGACTGCTACGTCTATGCCCGCGCCGCCGCTGCTGCCGCTGGACTGGACCGTTTCGAGGAACGCCACTGGCGCGAGCTGGAACGGCAGATGGGGCTGTCGCCCCCGGATCCACAAACGACTGACACCGAATTCCCCATCGAGGCCACCCCTAGCGGTGGCCTCAGTGTTTCTGGAATCCCGAAACACGCGCGCCGCGTCATCAAGAGCCGCTGGATCGGGTGATGTGGGCCGAGGTTATCAACCAAGGCCCAAAACCTTCAATCTTCAATAAGGAAATGCACCATGAGTTTGCAAACCCAGATCCAGAGCTTTGTCCTGCGCGCAGCCCAGGAATTCAACGCGGTCTCCACCAAGATCGGCTCGCTGGCCTCCCTGTCCACCACCGACAAGACCAGCCTGGTGTCGGCCATCAACGAACTGAAGAACGCGGTCAATGCGTCCACCAGCATCG